TGCACGACAAGGGGCACTGTTTTGGAACGTTGCGTGAGCGCGCACAGGGAGAACTCGCGCCATGGCTAGAACCGGACGACCAAGCACAAAGTGGAGTGACGCAAACATTGCGCAGGCGTATCGCCTTGCAATGCTTGGACTTACTGACGCACAAATAGCCAAGGCGTTTGACGTCAGTGAGCGCACGCTGAACACATGGAAGAAAAAGCATCCCGAGTTACTGCAGTCCATAAAAAAAGGCAAGCTGCCTGCAGACGGCAACGTGGCAATCAGTTTGTATCAGCGCGCCATTGGATTCTCGCAGGAAGAGGAAGTAGTTCGCTTGCTTGCCAACGGCACGGTTGTGCGCGCTACTGTGCGCAAGCGGTATCCACCTGACACCATCGCGGCAATCTTTTGGTTGAAGAATCGCCAACGCGATAAGTGGTACGACATGAAATCACAGGAGCCGCCGCCAGTCGCCAGCGAAGCAAACGCCGCAAAGCTCGTGGCACTGCTGCGTGCGCTTGACGAACAAGACGTGATGCCGCCTGATGCGCCGGCCGAGTCGAGCGACGGTGATGCGTAGAGGCGCAGCAGCAGACGCAGCACTGGTGCCTGCAGCGCTCGCGCCGTTGCGTCGTGTGCGCGAACAGCTGCGCTACGTGCATTCGCCACACAGATTCAACATCGTGCCCGCAGGGCGTCGGGGTGGCAAAACAGAACGCGCCAAGCGCAAACTGTTCAAGGCCGCCATGCGTGCGTTCAATCTCAAGCACGGCAAACGCGGACGGTTCTTCGCTGCGGCGCCGACGCGTCAGCAAGCCAAAAATATATGGTGGGCTGACTTGAAAGCGATGACGCGCCTGTACTGGACAAAAACGCCAAGCGAAACGGAACTCACGATTTACTTGCCGTTTGCTGACATCGTGGTGGTTGGCATGGACGTGCCAGAGCGCATTGAAGGCGCGCCGTGGGATGGTGGTGTGCTCGACGAATACGCGAACATGAAGGAACAAGCCTTCACCGCAAATGTGCGTCCTGCGCTGTCAGACCGCTTGGGCTGGTGTGATTTGATCGGCGTGCCAGAGGGACGCAATCACTACTATGACCGCTGGCAGTCTGCGCTCGCGATGCAGCAAGAAAAAGGCGCAGCCAGTTTGTGGGGAGCGTACACGTGGTTCTCTGCTGTCGTGTTGCCGCCAAGCGAAATCGAAGCCGCGCGCGAGGACTTGGACCAGCTGACGTTCGAGCAAGAATACGAGGCAAGTTTCATCAACTTCCTTGGCCGTGCGTACTACGGCTTCAGCACACAGAACACGGCGGCACTCCGTCAGCACTACAACCCCAACGCGCCGCTTGCTGCGTGCTTCGACTTCAATGTATCGCCGGGGGTCATGGCGGTTGCACAAGAACTGCGCATGCCGAATGCGGCGCACTCAGTGACAGGCGTGCTTGGCGAGGTGTACATAGAGAACAACAGCAACACCGTCATGGTGTGCGAAAAGTTTGTCAACGATTGGGGCAATCACCAAGGACTGATTGAGGTCTATGGCGATGCGACTGGCGGCGCGCGCAAGACAAGCGCACTGTCAGGCAGCGATTGGGACTTGGTAAAAGTCACACTGCGAGCGCACTTTGGCCCGCGTGTGGATTTTAAGGTGCCGCCAAGCAATCCAAGTGAGCGCGCACGTGTCAATGCGGTCAACGTGCGATGCCTCAATGCAGCAGGGCAGCGCCGACTGCTTGTGGACGGTGCACACGCGCCCCACGTTGTGAAGGACTTGGACGGTGTGCGTGTGATCCAAGGCGGCTCCGGCGAAATCGACAAAAAGCACGACCGCAGGCTGACACACGTTTCGGACGCGTTGGGATACTACGTGGTGACAAGGTTTCCTGTGGCTCGCATGGGTGTCTCGTCATTGGCCCTTTCAACCTGAGAACCTGATCATGCTCTATGACTCCCCGCTGAAATGGCCGTCCGCTGCAGAACCTGCGCATGTCCACGCCACGCTGCAGCGCTTGGAAACGCTGCTCAACCTTGTGGACCACTTGGTGGCCGGCCCGCTCAAGATGTGGGAGATGCACGCGAACTACATCTACAAGTGGACTGATGAGGATGTGCGCACCTATGCGTACCGTGCGACGTGCGAACCGTGTTTCATGGGATTTGTGCGCACCGTCAACGCTGGCGCTGGAATGCTCTGTGCGCGTGGCCCGTCTATCGACTGGTCAGACAACGAAAACGTGTTCAAACCGCTTTGGGACAACATTGACGCGGCAGGCATGAAAGGCACGGTGTTTGCCTCGAAGCTCGCCGCGCTCGTGCTGACGCATGGATTGTCACTGATATTGGTCGATCACACGGCGCCGCCCAAAGGTGTGGAAATGACGCGCGCGAACGAAAAGGAATACAACCTGCGGCCTGTGTGGCGCATGTACAAGCGGCGCAACGTCGTGAACTGGCAGAGCGAACGGATCAACAACATGACCGTGCTGACCCGCGTCACGTTGCGCGAGGAATACGACGAAGCCGATGGACCGTATGGCACGAAGCAACGCGAGCGCTTTCGCGTGCTGATTGTTGAGGACGGGAAAGCACGGTGGGAACTGCACGCTGGCACGTTGGCAGACGCCAAAACGGGCACGCGCACATACGAAATGATTGACTCGGGCGACTTCCGTAACGCCGACGGCGCAGCGCGAAGCTCGCTGCCGATTGCGGTGGCCGCCCTGGGCGGTGAGGAAGTGGCGCACACAATGAATGCCGTGGTGCCGCTGCAGGGTGTCGCGTTTGCGAACTTGGCGCATTGGCGCGCTGCTACGTCGTTGACGTTCAACCGTGAAGTGTGCGGGTTTGAGCAGCTGGTCGTGACAGGCGACTTGCAGCGTGCTGCCGGTGATCCGATCACCGAAAGTCCGCGGCTCAAGATTGGCCCATTGGTCGCTATTCAAGTGGAGCGTGGCGGCAGCGTGTCGTATGTCGCTCCGAATGGCAACGGCTTGGCGCAGCTGCAAAAGTCGTGCGAAGAAAAGATGGAAGAAATGGACAAGCAGGGCCTTGGCTTTCTGGTGCCGCAGGTCAGCGGCTCGCCGACTGCCACGGAGGTTCGCGTGAAGGCGCACGCGCAGTACAGCACGCTGGCCGATGCTGGCGTGGCCGTGGCCGATGCGCTGAACTATGCGTGGGAAATCACGGGCTGGTATGCTGGCGTTGACAAAGCCGAGGTGCCAAGTCTGTCGCTCGCCACGGACTTTGCTGACACGAGCATGGGAAGCGATGTGATGAGCGCCTACAGCACGCTTGTTGAAAACGGGTTCCCGAAGCGCGTGGTACTGCGCGTGATGCAAGACGGCGGGCGCATTCCAGAGAATGAGGACCTTGACGAGTTGCAGGCAGAGTGGGACGGCGCATTGGAAGCGTTGCGTATGGTGCGCGATGAGGAAGCACGCGCACGGTTGCAAGAACGTGGGCCGGACGCGCTGAACACGACAGATGACAGCGACGGACAAACTGACGACGATCAGAGCGACAAGAGCGCGTCAGAAATACCGTCCGAGACGGCGGGCGATGATGACGCCAACGGCGACGTGTGATGACACCCGAACAGCTGTTGGCGTATCGCTACCTGCAACGCCTGTCCGAAGAACTGGAAGCGCCGCTGCGCGAGGCCATTCGCAAAGCGGGTTTGTCCATGTCGCGTGCGATGACACGCAAAGTGCTGTCCGCGCTTGCGGAAGGCGACGTGGAACGCACGGTGACGCTGCTCTGGAATGAGCCAGTGGTCCGTGCCGCATGGGCAAACGTGGAAGCGACGTACACAAGCCAGTTGATGCACGCGGGTCGCCGCTACGGCGTGCGTATTGCTGCCACTTACAGCATTCGCCTGTCGCCGCCAACGCTCAATCCGACATTGCTGCGCGCTGTGCGCAGCTGGCAAGACGATGCGTTTGAGAGGATCAAGCGCCAGCATCGCAACGGCATGCGATTGCGTGTGGCGGAGGTGCTTGAGGAAGGACTCGGCCCTCGCAAGGCTGGGGCGGCGCTGCAGCGCCGTATGGCACGTGGCGGCCTCACGGGCTACGATCACAGTATAGTGAAAAGCTATCGACGCCAGTTGATCGAGAATCCGGCACGTGCAGCACAACGCGCCTTGCGAGACAAGCGCTTCGACATGAAAACGCCGCGAGTGTTGACGCCGAAGGAAGTCGCGGCGCGTGTGGAGTCATATGAGCGCAAGCTCATTGCCTTTCGCTCGCAGACGTTTGCACGCACCTCGGCGCTGCAGGCAGCAAACGACGGGCAACGCGTTGCATGGCAGGAAGCCGTCGAAAGCGGCAGCGTGGAGCAGCAGCAGGTACGCCGCTATTGGGTGGTAGGCGCTGACGAACGCATGTGTAAAGTGTGCGAGCCAGTGCCGGGAATGAACGCCAACGGCGTCGGACTGAACGAGAACTTCCAAACGCCCATTGGCAGTGTTGCGGGGCCAGTACTGCACCCGAACTGCCGATGCACGACGTGGACGCGCATTGAGCGCGCCGAGTTTGTGCAGAGCATTGCACCGGGTATCGTGCGAACCCGTTCCAATCGCACATAACGTCACACCGCGCCACGGCGCAGGAGCAGAGACGATGGACAACGAGCAAAGCGTGCGCGCTGTGTGGTCAGCGGAGATTGAGCGGTGGCTCTGTATCAGAGACGACGGCTTCGAGCAATGGCTCAACGCAATGAACGCGCCGCATGAGGCCGGCGCAGCGAGGGATGCGTTTCAGGCGCGCCTTGGCGTGTCGTTTACGGTCAACGACGACGGCGCTACGGAGGCGTTCAAGACGATACCAGCAGCCAAACCCGCAGCGCTGGACGAGGACACGCCGGCCAGCATTGACGACAACACGGAGCACGTTGAACGCATCAAGCCTGCTGCCAAATCAGGCAAAAAGGCACTCTAGTTTCCCGCAGGACGATTGGACACCTCTAACCCACTGAGCACATGGCATTCGCAAAGAAAGCATTCAAGAACGCTGACGACATTCCCGACGATCTGAAAGGCGACAAGCTCGAACTGAAGGACGGTTCGTTTGTCGTGCTGACAGAGGTTGATGCTGGCGACAACACCGAGGATGTTGAACGGGTCAAGCGCGCACTCAAGGCAGAACGCAAGCTTCGCGACACGGCAGAGCAGACAGCACGAGACGCAGGGGCAACCGCAGAGCAGGCGACAAAAAAGCTGGAAGTCCTTGAAGCATCCGGCAGCGCGACGGACGAAAAGATTGCCAACATGCTCAAGAAATGGGAGGACGACAAGAAAGCCGCGATTGAGGCCGCCGTGAACGAGGTGGAGTCAAAGAACGCGCCGCTGCGCTCGCGTCTGACGCGCTACGAGTTGGACAACAAGCTGGCCGAGGCGTTCATTGGAAAGGGCGGTCTTGACAAGCGCAGCAAGCGTGCGGTGACGCTCGCCAAGCAGGAAGGCTGGCAGCTGGTCGACGGACAGGTAGTGCGCAAGGATACAGAAGGTGAGATTATGACGCAGACGATGGACGAGTATTTTGGCAAAGAGTTGCTTCAGGAGTTGCCCGAGTTTTACACCGGCTCACAGGCACGCGGCGGCGTTGGCGGCGACGGCAAGGGCAAGGGCGGCGATCCTGTTGGTGGACCCAAGGACAAGCCGCCCACGAGGTGGACGAACGAAGAACGGGCTTCGTTTATCACCACGAACGGCATTGAGACGTACATGGGACTGCTCAACGCTGAAATGACAGCGCCGGCGCCGAAGCCGGAAAAGTAGCGCCAACGTTGAAAAGCCAATGAAAACACAGTGCGGCCGGTCGCTCTTGCGTGATCGGCCGCACAGTGGTACTAGTAGTGAGTCGTGCGCGGCGTGATGCCCCGCGACACGTTGAGCGATGCGTGATGCACGTTCGGCGCCTTGCTGGAATCCGCAAGCGCACCGATGTAGCTCCGCTGGTGCGCCGACTTGGTGCCCTCAACCCATCGCATAATGCGCAATCTTTTCAGTTGGGCGACAGTGTTTGCCCTGCCCGTGGCCGCGCTCTGCGCCTTTGCGGGCGCTTTTGGTCCCGCGGCCCCTTTCGATTTCAGCAGCCCTGAGGCACTGGTCGGCCTCCTGTTCATTGGCGCGATTGGTAAAGCGTCGGACATGGTGATCTATCAGGCCGAGTTTCAGACCGGCATTGTCGAATCGCTCACACAGTTTCTGCAGGTGTTCAACGCCAACACGCGTGGCGCTATTCGTCTTGTGCCGAACGCCCTGAAAGGGCACTACGGCAAGGAAGCATTCTTCAAGGACATTTCCGGCCTTGTCTCGCGCCGTGACATCACCAGCACCAGCGCGGTAACGCCGCTGGCGATGACTCAGGACGAACAGATCAGCGTGAAGATCAACCGAAAGGTCGGTCCTGTGGCGCAGACGCTCGACGCCATGGCGAAGGTTGGGCTCACTGAGGCCGATGCGTCGCGTGCGTTTGGTCAGCTTGCCGGCGAGCACAAGATGCGCGACATGCTGAACACGGCGCTGCTCGCGCTGGAGGCGTCCATCGCTGCTCAGGCCGCGCTGAACTACGATGTAACCGGCTTAACCAACAAGCTCGCCACCACCGCATATCTGCAGGGCGCGCTCGCCAAGTTTGGCGATGCACAGCAGCGCATTGTGTGTTGGGTCATGCACAGCAAGCCGCACAGCGACATCGTTCAGGATTTGATTTCTGGCGGCGTCACCGGATTGTCCGACATCGTGACGGTTCAGGGCGCAATCCCTGCGCTGCTTGGCCGTCCTGCGGTCATGACGGATTCCGGCGCGCTGACGGACGCCAACGGCACCTCGCCGGACACGTACAACACGCTTGGACTCGTGCGTGACGCTGTGGTGGTGGAGGAATCGGAGCCTGAGCGCTTCCACACCGATATTGCCACCCTGCAGGAGAACCTGAGCCGCACGTGGCAGGCTGAGTACGCCTACAACGTCAAGATCAAGGGCAGCAAGTGGGATGTTGCCAACGGTGGCGTCAACCCGGCGGACGCCGCGCTTGGCACCGGTTCGAACTGGGATAAGGTCGCAACCGAC